GTCACCTGCATCTGCTCGTTCAATACCACCAGCAGTTACAGCTTTGACACATTGACCATGAAATATATCATGACCTAAATTCGCGGCAATAGTGTATTCATTCGCTTGAAGATCGCCACCAGTTAAATGTCTTACGGGTCTAAACCCGAAAGCTCCATCCTTATTTGCCATCGTTAGTCCTTTTGTTAAAGGTTGTTAAAATTTAATTCGATGGAGAGAAAGCTAAAAAATTAGTCTTTCCGGTTACCACCGAAGGTTACACGACTTTGCCTATCTGGTTTAGAGATTGGCATGCTGGGGTGTTCTTCCTTTAGCAAATCATTGCTGATCGCAGTTTCTTTATCTTGCGTTTGTTGCGCAAAATATTCCATACGCTCTTCAACGATTTCTACTGGAATTTTAGCCAGCAATAATCCTCCAACTCCTATGACACCTTTATATTTCCCTTCCTGTATAGTAGGATACTGAGTGTCGCCATCAGCTCTAACAAGTTCAAATCCTTCTCTAAGTCTAGATGAAAGATTTTTGTTGTCGTCCAAGCCCATGACTTCAGCCCTTATCCATCGATGTTTAAACCCATCGGGTGCA